GGTTTGGCGCGTGTGTACGAATGTTTATGGACCATCGGACATAGTCGGTGTGCCGGTTTGCATGGATTCCAGCACCAGATCCGTGAGTTTAACCAACCAGGGAGACCAATCTGGTAAGCTACTTTCGAGAGGAGGCATCCTGCCCTTAATCTCCTCAGTGTCTGAGAAGAGAGATCCAACAAACAAGTTCCCTTGTCTGAATCTCCCCTCCAACATTACCTGGATGCTGATGGGAATTCCTGGGAACTCCGAACAGCCTCTAGCCAATATTGGTCTTAACGACTCATTCACCTTGTACTCTCGGGGAAAGCCAGTCATGCCTAACTCACGCTCCCCCTTCCAATCATCTAGATACCTTTCCATTCTCTTGAAAGGTCTACAGTGTCTCGTTTGTGTTCCGATCCAATCAATCAAAGCCCCTAGAATGGGATGATGGGGACTCAGGTGGTGCAAGCTATTGGCTGAACATCTCAACAATGCCAACCTTTTACTTCTCCTCATACCTGGGACGCCCGACCCCTTTATCCAAAGAACCTTGAGACTTCGAGCAACGTTCAAACACCTGTGAGTACCATCCCATAAAGATCTAAGAAAGTCGGCATCAGCCGGTCTACTTCCCAAAACCTCAAGAGAAAGTTTGAACCCAACACTCCGCAACGGATCTAAGTTAGGAACTCCCCAGGTAACGTTCAAGACACCGTCATCCCCTTCTGCAATCATTCTGATCAGACGGAGGATGGTCTTGACTGTCAAGTTCGGATAATGACACACAAATAGGTAGACAACGATGACAATATTGCCCAACCCATTACCATCTGAAGTGGTGGGAAAACCACTGGGTCTAGAGAACAGCGCTAAAGTCCCAGCCACAGTATAGATCAGAGATTTACCAGAGAAATGCTTGTGATTCATCCGTTTGGTTGTCAGCCATCCGAATTTGTCACATAAGCGATCTATGAGTTTCCTGTCTACACAGTCTAATAGCCATTGCCTAAACGCTTGCTCAAAAGACTTGTGATCTGTAACCATATGGCAACTATGAGTAACTTCTGCTATCATTCGTTGCGTGCTCTCAGCAGACAGGCCCTTGGTTTGGTACCTGCTGACTTCACCCAATTTCCACACTTTGAGTAGTCCGTGAGTAGGACAACACTCAATTAACATCTGGTCGCTTTGACATGTGATCATTCGCATTCTCAGTTGCCAAGCGTCTTCTTTGTATGATTCCGAAGGTTCAAGCTTGTTAAAGCCAGATTTCCTTTTAAACTTACAGTTTTTACCCATGAGATGTACGTTGTTGTAATCATTAACAACTCGGTCTATGTACTTCACTGGGCGTTTGCCTTGGTAGTGTTTTCTGAAAAATTCCACCGCGTCAGGTTCAGGACCAGGGTCTGGTACTGACACGAGAAGTTCTTCAATGACTAGATTGGCGACTTTAGCCACCTTACGGCAAGCTTTGGGATCTAAGTCATCATCGGGATTGTTCATGGCACGCTCGGCAAAGGCAGCCATTATCCCGGGGGAGTCAGTAAGGGGCAATAAACCAGATGTCATAGGTCCCTCAGTAGTTACTAAGGTTCCCAGAGGGCAGTTGGCTATTGGGCGAGGCTCCTTGATCTTGGGTCTCTTGGCCAACTTCACAAAATGGTTGACTTCTTCCCCCCCCTTACCGCGAATCTGATAATCCTGAACTACATCCAACCGCGAAATATATGATCTCGTGGTAGACGTGGACATCTGCACCATCTCTGGGTCAGCAGGTTCCCAAGAAGGCCTTAAGTAAGATGCAGCTATTACATCCAGCACGTCTGCTGTATTGATGCGTAAGCGCCTATCTGTCCTCATGTTGACCGTCCTGG